CCTTGGTTCTGATGTTGTTGCGAACCATAACCAGAAACCTTAGAAGTTTGCACTATAACTGTCCCTGCACCACCTGTAACCGAGACAACAATATCTGACGCTTGTTCTCTGATGTCGGCAAACCCATAAAATTCTAATTTGCCTGACATGTGCATAGTATGTAACAACACGCTATTTCTTGTTACAGTTGCTGTGGCGCCACTCCCTAGTGTCCAATAAAGTGCACTGATGTTGACCAATGGAGTAGAAACAGTTTCTGATGATTTCTTTAGGTCAGCTGATATATCGATAGTTTGGGCTGCAGGTGTGCTTCCGTTTTCAGAAACAACAGTGACACCTTGAACCTGTGTTAACTTTAAATTTGCTTTGGTGGACGCCATTTTTTATTATTCTCCTACAGGTTCAAGTTCCCAAACAGGAACACGTTTTAAAGATTCTTTAAACATAACCTCAGCAACCGCATCAACCCCTTCCCCATAAGTAGCAAGAACTGTTCCTTCGCCTTCTTTATGGTGCATTATTGTAGCGTTTGGAGCCATATAAAACTTTTCTGTATTTGAGCTTCCTTGAGTTGGAGGAGTTTTATCCCCTTCTTCCCCTTTATCTGCTGCACCATGATTAGCTGTAGGTTCTTCAGCTTCTGGTTTGTTGACACATTCTTCTTCCTCGGTAATCATTTCTTCCGAAACGATTTCTTCCCCTGTGAGGATTTTAAAGACTGTGTCTACTAGGTCTTGTGGTATACTTGGTTTCATTTTCTTATTCCGTTTCTGGTTCTGCCTCGGCAGTAGTTTCTGGAACTGCGACTTCTCCCGCAGTCGGTTCTGGTAAATCTATTTCTTCGACCGATTGATTAAACATACCAGAAGCAACTTCAGCCTTTCTATCAGCTACCATTGAATCGGCACGATCATTCATCATGCTATTAAAAGTATCCTGAGCATCTGTCAGTTTACCATCTTTCCACTGATCCATCATTTTACGGACAGCATCAGCACGTTCATTTTCTACATTGCGTTCTGCAGTTTCTTCACTCATAATTACTCACCTTCTTGGTCTTGATATTGTTGCGGTTCGGCTTGAAGTGCCTCCCCCTCTATTTGTTTATTGATGACATTTATTTCATCATCTCGCATCTTAAGAATTTCTTTTTGCACATATTCTTTAGAGAAGTATTCGCCTACATAATTTGAAAGACCATTTAAAACTTCTACTCGGCTTCGTAGGATTTCTTGTTCTTTTGACTCAGTATAATATGCGTCAGAAGAATAAACATACCTTATGCCGTCTCTTAGTTCTGGCCATTCGGCTTCGGTTATAACACCCTTTAGAATAAGTTGCGTTTTCAGCAAATCGTCAAATAATGCTGAAAAACGTCTACGAAGTTTAGCGATAAACTTGGTAAACTTTAATTCGTCTCGGCTGATTTCGGCACTACGACCAAAATTTAACCCTTGTTGGGCACCTTCTAATCTAGAGATCGGGACATTCAACGCTTGATATAATTTGCGTTGGAAATAGTCTACGTCACCAGTTTCTCCAAGGTTTTGACCCCCAGGAAGTGTTTGAATCTCTGTACCTCGACCGCCTTCGCGTCTTGGCATCCAGAAGTCTTCAAGCATAGACATAAACTTCTTGTCGTCTCTAATCTCTCCCGATTCGCCATCATAAACCAATTTGTTTCGATAGCGGTTCATTATATCTTTTAGATACTGTTCTGCCTTCATTGTTGGGAGATTACCAGTATCAACATAAAACACTCTGCGTTCTGGAGCACGAGTAATACGATATACAACAACAGCATTCTCCATCATTCTCAGCTGATTCGCTGGTCTGATTGCTTTGTGTAAATATGACAAAGGTATATTTTTATCTTGATCTAACAAACCTGAAGGAATATATGTAATTGCATCCTTCGATATTTTTAGGGATTTATCGTTAGCGTTCCCTGCTTTATACATTCCAGGTTTGTTCGCTATTCCCTTGTCATCGTAAATGAAATACTCATTTATCTCTTTGACCATACTTACGCCAGTCTTGGCGTCTTTCTGTTTCTTGACGTCACGAACCTTTTTTATCTTTCGTGGGTCGATATATCTTACGTCATGAAGACCTTTCCTGGGATTAGATTTATCCACAACTTTGTGGAAATAAATTCTTCCGTCGATATACCATCTTCGATAATAGTCTTGCGCCCTATTGTTAAAGTCAAGCATTGACAATAGACTTGCATATTCGTCAGCAATAGCTTTTTTAACAGTGGCTGATGCTTTAACGTCATCAGTGTTAACTGTTACTGGTTTTTCATCGTCAAGGTTAGAGATACTATCGTTGACAACATCTTCAATTGCAGCATCAACATCAGCATACATTGATATGTCTCGGTATCTCTTAATGAGTTGCTCTTCAGTATTTGCAACTCCCTCAACATCAAAATAAGTGCCATAATAACCACCACCACGGATGGCTTCTAATGCACCATCAGAATCAGGAGCAACGAAAGACTCTGCAGTCTTCGGCTCCTTTTTCCGATTAATTTCAAATCCAAACAAT